CTTTCTTCACCGAAGATTCCAGTATATGTTTTGCGGACTTGAGATAACTGGTTAAAAAAAAAGCCGACAACGGTTGTACGATTGTCATTGGTGCTTGAAGCATTGCCTCCGATATTTCCTTGTGTTTCTCAGGGTCATACTTACCTTTTTTCCAGCCATACCAAGTTTTCTTTTTGGGAATAAGAAACACCGCCATAACCTCGTGGAGCTGGTCTATCACTTTATCGGGGTCTTTCATCAAGTGCATCAATGTAATGTACTGCCCTCCGTTCAAGTTATAAACGTCTGTAATAACATCGTATCTAACGCCTCCAAATTCAACCGCCTTCTGTACTTGTCCTACGAGTTGCTCGGTAAGGAAAGAAAGCGTCTGCATACACTTGGCGTATGTCTTTAGTGAGTAAGTTTCAATCTCGTCAACTGGAACGCCTGACATTATCGAAATGATAGCCACGTTTGTCGGGTACTCGTCTCCTTTTTCTGCGAGGATTCGCTGAAGTGCTTGGAACTGCTCAACAGTTACACCAGCCCAGCTATTAGGTAGTTCAATCTTCATTCTTTATCTGCTTTATTTTTCTGATTGCCCAATTGACCCCAGCGTCTCCGCCCCATGCAAGCCACATCAAACGACCGCAACCTTCTCCCAGTTTCCTTTTAGAGTTCCGCTTGTGCCTAATGAATGCAGCCATTCGCTCAATGGTTTCTAAACTGATAGGCTCACGCTTTGCGAGTTGGTTAGCCCTTGCTTTTCCAACAGAAGTTCCGCAACCACCCCATCCGTTCTTCTCCGCCCATCTCAGAGCGGCTTTGGCGTTCTCGCTCGCGGCTTTGGGGTAATCCGTGTACGCCTCCTGCATTCGCCATATCTTATTTAGTCTTTCAAGCATCTCAGTAATAAATAGCGAATTTACGAATCTGTGTCTGAGCAAAAAAAAAGCCCCCTAATTGGAGGCTCTTATTTGAGTCTTTGTTTCTTAACCAATTATTTCAATGTTGTACCAATCAAGTTCGTTAGAGTTGTCTGTTGGATTTTGCTCTATTGTGGATATTTCGTTTCTCCAGTTTATAAATTTAACGGTTACTTGATTGTCTTGAAAAACTACTTTTCCAAAAATAGGTTCGTCAAGAATAGCAGCGTTAAGTTTTACTTGTTGTCCTTCTTTTAAGTCTGATGAAGTTGTCATGGTTCTGTTTGTTTGTTTGTTTCTGAGTGTAAATATACAACTCTTTTGAATACTCACAACATTTTGAGAAAAAAATATTTATCGTATCGTATACTTCCCAGCGTTTGCCTTCAGCTTCTCCATTGCCACGTACCTCAGCGCATCAAGCGCATGATTATTGTCATCCTCAGGCAAGTTGGTTACTGCGTTGGTTTTGTAGTCCCGTTTCCATGCGTAGTTCCTCAACTCGCGAATGATGTTAACGCTGTCTTGATGTACCATTATCTGTACAGATTTCAGCTTGTCGATTCCTGACCTTACCGAGTCCTGACCTTTGGCAACTGGTCGGATTCTGAATCCAGCCCTTCGGATTTCCTCGATGCTCTTTGGCTCTGCTGAGTCGGCTATGATTTCGTCTGACCTTTGTAGCCCACACTTTCGGGCTATGTCCGCGTTCGTTAACCCCGTTTCGTAAAGCACCTCACGAACCCACAGTTTGCCTTCTTGATAGAGCACCTCCACCAATGCAGTCGGGTCGTTGGTAAACCCGAAATCCAGCCCGTATGCTTTCCACTTGTACCCGGAAGGAAACTCTTTGGTTTCTTGCCAGTTCTCGTAAATCGCGCCTTCTCTTCTTGACCTTTGCCCAAGTCCGTAGACCTTCCACTTGTACTCATCTGCCGTGCCTCGTGATACATTGAAAGGTGTCGGCTCGTAGCTGTTAATCTTGTCGCGGATGTGCTGGTCTAAGAAGGTGTTGTCCAGCATCGTGGAATGAATTAAAACAACATCGTCCCGTTTAAGAACGTTGTCGTAAATCCAGTGCTCATCGGTGGAAGGGTTGTAGTCAAGAATCCATTTCCCTTTGCATCTCTGCTCCAGTTGGTCGAAGTCATCCTTGCTTGTTTCAATCGCCTCATTCAGCCAAAAGTAATCGGTTTCAATACCGTGTAGCTTCTGCGAATCGTCAAGCCCGTAGAACTCAAATGTAGACCCGTGAGCGGAGTAGATTAAATCGGTCTTGTTAAACGCCTCGTCCTCCCATACCTCAAGCCCTTGCAGTACTTTCTTGAACGTATCGAGTACGGTCGGCTTAATCCACGTACGCCTAAACCTCGCAATTGCAATTCTCTTCGGTTCTTGAAGTCCCGTAAGGTAGATGGCTTGGCAGATGCTCCACGTCTTGGAACTACGGCTTCCACCCTCAAGCACAATTCCCCGAACGGATTTATCATTAAGGGCTTGCCACAGGTCATCAAATACGCCAGTTCCTTCAATCTTCACGTAAGGTTATTGGTTGACTTTTTGGTCGGTTTCGTCAGTCTAAGGTTCTACGTCTTTACTTCGTTTCACTTTAGGTGCTTCACCTTTTCCGTACTTCAATTTGCGATTCGCGATTCGCGATTTAGAAAGCAATACAGTTACCTTTTGCGTTGAGCAGCTCATCTTATGGAAGCCTACTTTATGGCATATTGGGCACTCTGTCATTTCTTCTCAGGTCTGTGTATTACTATCTCCACCTTGTCAGGCTTGCCACCGTTCACGGTCTGCTCTACCTCTTCTTTAGGCTTGCCGTAGACCCTATCGAATAACACATCGAGAATATGAATCGAACCCTTCTCGTAGTCCCTTTGCGCTTTCTTGGCTATCAACGCAATCCAGAACGGTAGCTGGTCGTTCTTTGCCAGCTCCACTAACTCGCTTCTTGACTTGCCGAGTACATTCTTTATGATGTCCTGAACTTGCCCCTTTGATAGCTTGACGTTATGCTCATCAAGGAAATGTTCTTTTAGAATCGTCTCGACTTTCTTCGGTCTGCCTTTCGGGTTGCCGCTCTGTCCTTTCTTGAAGGGTTTTAGGTTGTCTTCTTTCGCCATTGTTAACTCACTGTTTTCTTGTGTTTTTCAGCAATGAATTTCGGCACTGCATTGTCCCATTTAACGTGATGGTGTAACCTTAGATGCTTATCGCCCATTGGTTTGATGTAAACACTTGACGGACTGAAAATTACAGAGTAAAAAGATTTAACGTAAGTTCCGCTGTCTAAGTATAACTCAGTCATACCGCCCTTATTTGATTGAGTTTGGTTCTGAACTAAAGATACGAACGGTACAGTACCCATCAACAAGCCAATACTCTGCTTATTTACGTATGTATTAACGTCTTCATTTATTCTTCCAACAAATTTAAACGGTCTATCTGTTGAGCATATAAAAGAGTTCATACACTTTCGAAACAAGGTCGGTCGCTTTGCCATTCTATTATTTTTGCCTCCGATAAAGTCTCCGCCTTGAGCCATTGAAATAGTTGAGAAATTACTACACTTATAAAAGTTTAGCAAAGCAGCAAATACAGAATCTAAATTTGCAATAAAAGAAGGCTTCTGTCTTTCTTTAGTGTATAATCGATATTCAAAACGAGTGTAGTCGTCATCCATTTGAACAAAGTATTTAATTCCCAGCTTTTCAGCTATTTTAAAACAAGCATTTCTTGCATAAACAATAGCCCTACGGTCATCGAAATTGTCGGCTTCATCAAACTCTTTAGAGATTTCCTTCTTGCTGAAAATCTCAACATCTTCGAATTTATCTAAATACTCTTGTGCGCTTTTATCCTCGTCATCAACAACTAATATTATCTTGCCAGTATAACCGTGATTACGCAAACTTCTTGCCGTATGCACGTTATTTGGTCTGCCGTTCGTTAATATAAAAACAACGAAATCATTCATCGAGTTCTGCAAGTGTTTCTAATTCGTGGAACAGCTTAACGAAACCAAGTTCAATCGCTTTATCGTAGTCAATTATAACAAGTGCTGAGTTCTCCATTAGGCTTTGGAGTTCATTACTTGAATGAGCATAGAGGTCAGCTATTTTGCGATAGTTAAACTCAATGTGGCGAGTTGCCGCTAATTTTAAAAACTCCTTTTCTTTATCGTCTAATGTTGACGAATCAATTTCTTTAATCAGTCTATCGTAAACTTTTGTATCGTATAGTTCTGATTCATTTGGTATAACGTTCTTTGGCTCGTAAATAGGGCTTTCAATTTTAGTCGTATAAGCCTCGTCTTGTTCTTCTTCTTTTGGCACATCCAAACCCCAGCGGTCCAACTCCTCCGCATCCCAAGTATTCGCCAGTTCGTCCCAATCCCATTCCCCGAAGCCTACGTTATCTTTGATGATGAACTCGCGCTGCTTTTCTTCTGACCAGTCCACAACCTCAACCCATACTTTGTCGAGTCCCGCTTCTTGCATTGCTTTGAGTCGCATATTACCGCCCAAGACAACCATTTCTTTGTTGACGACAATCGGACGGACTGGCATCATTTCGGGGAACTCCTTAATAGACTGAACCAGCTTCTTGAACTTCTCGTCCTTTATGTATCTCGGGTTTTCCGAGTTGGGTCTAACTTTACTTATCGGTAAACTTTCCATTCTTGTAGTTTGAAAGTGCTTGTTGTGGAGTGTCTCCCATTGCTTTCTTGCAAGGTTCTCCGTTCCAGTATGCTGTTGCGGCTTCTCTGTTGAAGCAGTACCATTTCATTTGATAGGTATTCTGCGTGATGTAAAGCCCGTAGTTCTCACTTCTTTTCATCTAACCTCCTTTTGATTTCGATTGCGACCCCCGCTTTCTCCGCTTCCTTTTTGGTTTCGTAGATGCAGTCGCCTTGTCCCCATCTCCACTTTCCGTTAGTGCATTGTCTTGCTGGCATTGGTAAAAGTTTAAAAGTGCAACACTCATTAACTGAGGCGTTCGCCCACAAGTGAAACAGACCTTAGCTTTCGGGTCGATGTAACTCCACGCTTCTTGATAGAGCTTCTGCTCTTCTCGTGTTATCCGTCCCGAGTACCGCCCCTGTTCCATCATTGTAATTTGGTCGAGCCTCTCAGCTATAAATAGCAGAACTTCGTTTTTGTCCATCAGTTAAAATTTTCGCCTTTTAAAATTCGTACAATCCAAACCAATAAAAGCAATATGCAACAGAATGTAATCGCATCGCTCATATCTCAAACCTCCACATTAAACGCTCAAATAACACACTTAGAAGAGGAACGTAAAGAAGTGCCTCAGGAGTATGGAAGCAACACATCGCAACCCCGAACCAAAACGACATACACAGCCGACAGTCCAATGGCTTAAAAGACTGGCTCTCGTCCATTCCTAGCCACTTTTTAATCAGTAGGTCAATTCCGAATACCTCAATCCATAGGTAAGCGGCAACGCTCGCGGATAATGCGCTCAAGATGTATAGCATAGTAGTTGTCTCTTAGTTGGTCAAGTGCTTTATTAACTGTGTTTCCGATTGATTTGTAGGGTATGTCGACCTTTTTGCCGACCTTTCGGTAGCTGCCTTCTTCAAGCCACAATTTCAGAACCTCGCGGTCATACCAATGCAGCTCATCCATAAGTGTTTCCAAAAGTGCAATATCGTCCTCTTTTTCCCAGTCGTAGTCCTCTCGCTCGTGGTCTACCTTATTGTGGTTGTGGAGGTCGTATAACTTGGAGAAGCTGGAGCGTTTGGATGTTGCCATTGTCATCATAGTTCTAACCACGTAGAACCTCAGATAGCCGCCTTCGTTTATCTGTTGCCACTTTTCTTCGGGCATTTCCAGCAAAAGAAGAACCACCTCTTGGATCAGGTCATCAGGGCAATTGCATAACTTCTGAGCGAGTTCGTGTAGTTCCTCGTCAGATAGTAGGTCGATTGCCGCTTGGTCTTTCACGGGCTTAAATCTACAAACAATTTTTCTTATACCAATCTTCCGCAGCTTTTCTCTTTGCACTCACCTCTACGTTTGCGCCCATCAATCTCATTCTGCTTGTTTCTTCGCTTACTGGTTTGACCTGACCCTTTTCGAGTAGGTAAAGATAAGCTATGTTGTACGGTGCGAATGCTGGAAGTTCACCATCCTTTTTAATCCATTTAAGTATCATGTCATGCGCTTCTGCTGGAGTGATAGGTTTCTTTTTGTACTCAGGCAACTGAATAGGGTTGTAACCATGATTTGCTTTGCCTTGCCGCTTGTGTTCCTTGTATGCCGTCAGCACCTGACCGACCACGTTAACAGATAGGTGTTGTCCAAAGGTAGAAGGGTCTACTCGTTTGCCATCCAAGTAAAGCTCCCGTTTTACTGCCATCGTAAACGCTTCTTTTACCTGTGCCCCCGTGTATCTGTACTCCGAGTTAATGAAGTCCTGTATCATTTTGATAAGACCCATTCCCTGAGGAGAGTTCGGGAAATCTGCACAGCCTATGAGCTTAGGCAATTCTGTTATTGTTGATATCAGGTTGTACATCGAATTTAAATTTAGCGTTAGCGGAATCCTCTCCGTAGAGTGTTTTGTGCGTGTTGTAGTCATTTATCATCTGCATGAACTCGCGGGCTTCCTTTTCTTCCTGTGTTTCCAAAGATGAGGATTTGTTTTTTAACTCCTCCGAAATCCATTGGTTCAGTTTCGGCTGCCACTTGTAGATGCGTTGTCCGTTTATCTCCCAGCCTTTCGATTCGTAATTGTCGTGGAATCTCTGAGCAAGGTCTTCAACTGGAAATGATACCGATGCAATGCCGCGAGTGAATAGGTTATTACAAATTTCTCGTTCTACTTCTTCGCGTGTTGGTACGTTCACTTGTTTAATTGGTTTACTTGTTTGTTGTTTATCTATACTATCAATGCTTTGTCCTGTGCTTTCACTTTGCTTTGATGCGTGCTTTATCAATGCTTCGTCAAGTGCTTTATCAAGTGCTTTATCAAAATTTGATAGGGCAACTATGTTAGCAGAATACTGATTCTTCGACCTCTGTATCATCTCAATGAAGCCCCAATCAACGAGGTCGTTCAGTGTGTTGATGTAGGTGTTGTAAGACTTGATTCCGATAGCTTCCATTGCCATCGTTGTAGGCATACCGTACTTTTTCTTCCAGCCTAACCTGTTACAATGCTCAACCGCGAAAAAGTAAAGAGCCGTATGATTTGGCTTTATCTTCTCAGGATTCTCGAAGCACCAATCAAACCAGTTGCGTGATAATTCGTAACCGTTCATAATAAGAGAAAGGGGTTGGCGTTGACTGCGCCCCTCCCGGTCAGCCGCTCAAGTAGCCGCCCGTTTGTTTTAACCCCGTAAAATAGTTCCTTCATTTCTTGAGCATTCAGATAAACGCTTGTCAGGCGTTCATTAGTAAGTAGCAAATATACAAAATTGTGCCACTTGGAAGTCATTTTTCTCGCTCATATCC